CTCTGTTCCAAGATAAGTTGATTCTAGGTTTAGAGTGGTGAATGTTCTGGTTGGATCCCAAACAATATCACCACCAATAACAGGGCTACCGTTTTCAAAGATGTGCTGACCAAATCTTTCAATCTGGTTCTGCAAGATAGTCTGAATCTGTGTAAGTTCGCGCGCCTGTACGGCATATCCTGGTCTGAAGAGGATTCGCTTGAAGTTTTTATCTTCATTGAAATCATCGTAGTACGGATATGCTTTAGACTCGGTTGGAACTACCAGAGTATTCGAAACGTTAGCCTTAGTCATTTCTGGTCCTTAAAATTTTATAATAATCTTGAAATCTTCTGTTTGGTCTGCTGCTCTAATTATTGGTTTTAAGTTATCTGTGTAGAGCATTCGACCTGAATATCGTTCTGCTTCAGGATATGTGATAGAACCTGAAAGTGCGAATCTTTGTGCACCTGAGCTGACACCAACGATTGTTTGCTGAGTTGGTGTACCAACTGTATTTATAAGTGTTAAAACATTATTGGACTGATCCCAATCTAAAACTGTACCATAGAATGTTGCCAATTCGAAATTAATACCTTGATAAGCAATTTCGTCTCTAGAGAACTGAGTATCAGAGATACCTGTTACAGGTACAATAGTTGCTTGTGAGAACACGGTATTGGTAAGTAACTCACCGGTTGTACGTGATTTTATATCGTTTATGAGTGCAATCTGTCTGTAGTCGTTTGATACAGGTAGATAACCACTTTCTGACCCCTTAATACGAGGATTAAGGATCAAGTACGATCCACCTAATTCATATAGAGCATCTGAACCGTGTCCGCCTGGTGGAGGTATCATTGCTCTCAATTGTGCGTCTTGGCCATCACCTTCAACGTTAAAATCAAGATATGTGTAATCTTGACCCGGATTTGTGATGACTACGTTTTCGATCTTCTGTGAAGTCGTATTCACTGTAGCATAAGCAGCAAAACCTTCACCGTCACCAGTCCAAGATAGATTTGCTGATGTATAACCTGATCCGGTGTTAGCAATTTTTACAGCATGAATAGCACCAGCAACGGCATTATTCTGTACCTGCCATTGCAATGAGTTATCATTACTGATTACCGAGCGAATTGGTATGTACTCATTAGTCGTAAATCGTAATTGCTCCGCAGGACTGATCTGATACATGAACTTCCATGTATAGTTGTCTTCTGTGGTCACAGTGCCTACAGTCGATGTGCTGGTTGGTTTAACAGTTGACACACCACTATTGTTATTAGCGATACACTTATATACATTCCACTCATCGGTTACAACGTAGAAGTGTACGTTAGCGGTATCAAATAACATCAAAGAGCATGTGCAATGATCGTATGCTGCGTATGATGTGTTTGCTTCCCAGTTAATGCGAGGAATAACATGATACACATCGTTACCAGTAAGCAACTTACCACCAACCATGTTCTTATAAACGTCATTGAACACAGTCACAGAGGTATTTGTTTGTGGTGGTGCGTTCTCGTTTGGCCATGGGGTAGAACGACCGATGGTCAAATGAATACGTGCTTCTTCATTTGAAATGTCGTGCTTGAATGCCTCAGCATTGTATACTTGAAGACTTTTTGAGTAGACTGATACCATTTTACTATCCGAAATTCTTTCTTATTTAGATCACTAATTTACCAACGTTTACCGTACCAACATCAGACAATGCAAATACGATATTTGCAGCGTTACCAGAAACAGTTGTAGGCAACTGAAGCAATGTATAGGTGCTATTGCGGTCAGAAGTATAGAATACATTACCATCAGGTTTAATGGCAAGACCAGCAAGACCGTCATAAGCAACGTTTATTGAACTTGTTGCCAATGAAGCGCCGATAAAGACAATCGTATTTACATTCCAAGATTCACTCAGTCTATACATTCTAATAGTGTCTGTTGAAGATCCTGCTGAGTATAGAATGCTGCCGTTTGCGTTGAAGACCAATCCTCTGATTCTGTTGAATCCAGTATTTGCCGACTTCTTGACATAAGAAGCAGTATTGACAAACCATGGTGTTGCCAAGTTATATTGGAAAATAACATCGTTGTTATCATCAGCAACATACATGATCTTACCATCTTTGTTGAATGTGATGGCAGAAAGAGAAGAGAAGTTCTCGCCGGTTGTAATAGTTCGAATTGCGCTATTTGTTACAAACGATGCACCGTTGATGCTCCACTTGTTTGGAAGAGCAAATTGATGAATTGTATTACCTGTGCCACCTGTATACATATAATCACCATTCGCCGAGAACGAAACTGTTCTGTTACCTGTTTCTTTGTCAGTGAAGTCAAAGTTACCAACGTATTCCAGAGTTGAAATATCCCAAGGTGATTTGAAAGTAAACATATTAACTGAGGTGCTTCTACCAAAAAACAGATGAGAACCAACAGGGTCTATCTGTAAGTTATAGACTGAAGAAGAACCATAGAACGTTGCAAGGTTTGAACGCGCAGGAATATAAGGTGAAGTGAAAACAATTACCGCATTGGCATTGATGACATGCTTGACTCTATATGTCGCTGTTGGGTTATAAAGCGACTTGATGTTACCGCTTGCAAACTCAATTAGAAGATTGCTTCCGACACTCAATCCTGCTGTATTCAGACTTATTGTCAGTGTGTTACCACCATAAAGTGAGTTATTTACTTGATATGATGCACCATCATAAATCAGGTATTGCTTTGTAACATTCTCAGTTACAACACCTCTTTCATTGAGAACGTTATCATCTAGATAATCATACTCACCGAATAGTTTTGTACCAGATGGGTGTACGAGGTCTTTTAGTGCCTTGCGATACTTCTCAATTGATTCCTTGATCTTAACAACGTAAGAATAGTTGTGATAGAAATCTCTGTCTTGAATGAAGTTATATCCGCTAACGTGACCATCGTCGTTTAGATAACGACCAGGATAGGTATAGATACCAGTAACGATGGTAGAAATGGCCTGTGCTGTGCCGTCACCAAGACTTGTCAGATTTATTGTTGGTGGATAAGAATAACCAGATCCACCGAAGTCAATACGGAAACTTAGAATTTTACCGATGCTGTCTGTAGATGGATTAAGAATATCACCGTAACCTAACAATGTGGTTACAACGACCTGACCATTTGATCCTGCTGCTGTTATGATATTTGCTCTCGGCAATCTGTTGATATTGTAACCAGTACCACCAATCATCTGACCGGGCACAGGAACAAAGCGAACTTCCATGATAGCGCCAGTAGCATTGACAGATAGAATGTTTGCTTTAGCACCAACACCATAACTTTCAGGACCATTGATAAACTCAATGATTTCACCGTTAGCATAACCGCTACCGCGAGAAACAATATTCATCTTACCAAGAATACCCAACTGCTTGATACGCAAGTTACCTGATACGTTTGCAGTAGGAACTTTTCTGAATCCTGTACCTGTATCAATCAAGAACACAGCAGACGCAGGACCGGTGTTAGCGTAATGCCAGTAAGTTAGTGTATTGGCGATTGTATTTGCTGTTGCAGGGTTTAAAATTGTGCTGTTTAGATTACCATATGTCAGGTTACCAATCTGTGTACCCTTTTCAAGTTCAATGGTATCAAGAGAGATATTGTATGAATTTGGATGATAAGTGCCACTGAAATTGACAGTAGCAACGTTAGCATTAGCACCGACACCAGAATCCGATGTGAAGATAACACGATCACCTTGCTGAAAACCTGCACCACCATCTACTACTTCTACGCTCAATAGAGAACCTGAAGTAACAGAAGAAACAACTACGATACCACCATTACCAGTATTGCTTTCCAAAGGCACTTGCATACCAACTGAATAGTTGTTACCACCACGAATAACATCTGCGGCAACTACGATACCAGAAATGATGTTTGCTGTTAGTGTATATGTTTGACCTTCATATGTGGTGTTTGCAATGATTCGTTCACCACTGATAAAGTCTCGAATCTGGTTCGAAATCTTCAACTCTTTAACAAGAAAACCATTCTCATAATAGATTTCAACAGACTCAACGATTGCTTCAGCATTTGATGTAGCACCGAAGATTCTCTTACCAGCAAAACTCTTGAGAGTTATATTGTTTGCATATTCGGCAGCAGTATCTTTAACAACAGCATCTTCAATCTTCAGAGACTTTTCGATGAACCACTTACCGTCAGATGCACGAAGAATGTCTTGCTTTGGGTAATAGAATGAAACGTTGCTGTTACCAAACAGAATGTTTAGCAAAAATACGATAGACTTTTCAGTACCTCTGGCGGTGTAGAAGTCCTTGACATGCTTTAGAACAATATTCTTATCAGCAACGATATTTGAAGGAATGAGTTTCAGATAGTAATCATACAACTTATCAGCAAATTCATCGACTGCCTGATCAACGTCATGCATGTCCTTGATTGTCTTTGCGCGATGAATTGTTTTACCTTGCTGTTCAAGATATTCATAGTATGCTTCTACAAACTTAACAAAGTTCTCATGGTCATTTCTGACAAAGAAAGGAACTTGAGTTGATACTAAGTTTGAAATCTTATCGTTTGCTGACATTATTCAGGTACCATTTCAATCTGAATTGCTAGACCGTCTCTTATATCTAGTGTCATAATTCTGTTACGTAGAGGCGGAACAATTTCTGTGCCAGCAGGCACATTGATTGTCATGATATCTGCCGCATAGTTTGCATTTCGACGCACAGATATAGGAAGCACGTTGTTTAGTGTAACTTGTCCTGTGTCATAGTTGACAGAACCAAAGTTAGAGTTAACGATTACCTTTTCACCAGTATCCTTGAAGTAGAATGTTCTGAGAGTACCCAAGTTGGCACCAAGAACTGCCTGTGCAACTGCACCTGTACCACCACCACCTACAACAGTAACGATTGCTCTGGTATAGACAGAACCCTTATCTAGAACATTAATGGATTCAACTTTACCATTTACGATACTAGCAACAGCATTAGCACCAACACCATCACCTGTAATCAGAACAGTTGGTGTTGTGGTATAGTTAGCACCGGGGTCAACCACGACGATCTTATCAATACCAGTGAATGAATCTGGTACCTCTTCAATGAATACAGTCTGTACAATATTCTTATCGTCTCTGACAGTGAACTCAGGATATGAGTACAACTTGGTCAGATAGTCACCTTTCTTCAGTGGTGTATTGAAGTTGATAACATAGTTGATGCTATTGTTTGTATCAAACAACTGTCTCTTCTGAAGATAGATTTGAATGTCAGAACCAGTAATAGACTTTTCTGAGTTTTCAATATACTGTTGCAACTTAGACTTACGGAATGTAGAAGTGAATCTGTTTAGTTCATTCTCTGCATAGTCTTGAATTGCTGCTTTGACATACTGAACCAACTCATCTTTTCTGAGAGAAGTCAAACTTGGATTATAAGTTACCTTACCACGAATCAAAATGTACTCATATTCTGGATCGACTATCTCAGGAATAACTGTCAACATATTACGTGATGTAATCAGGTCCTTTGTTATTCTCTGCTTCTCAAGATTGGTTAGTTCATAGTTGCCTCTGGTCTTTAGAGACAAGAATACCTTACCAAACACTGGCGGTTCGATTTCATCACCACCCCACACCGAAACGCTGTCGATGTTCGTGTAATCTCTTGTAATCAGGGTTTCATAGTCTAGACGAGTAACAGCACGGTTCTGTGTTACATAGTTGTAAGGTGCGCGATAACGAACCTGTTCTACTGTTTCTTTTTCACGGCCACCATATGTTGGTTGCTGTGGTGTAATGGTAACAAAGTTGCTGTACTTGTTATCAATCTTACCTACTAGCATGAAGTCTGAGATATTGTTTGCTGTGCTACCGGCACTGTCAAGGTAAGTAACGATAACAACGCTGCCGTCCTTAGGTTTCTTACCTACAACATCATCACCAAAATATACTGTGTACTTCTGGTCTACATCTTCCTCAACGAAATATGCATAGGTATTACCACGAATGTTTGTGATATCATCGATTCTGTTGTAAACAATGCTATCTGTGTTTGTAGTTGATTCTTGCACAACCACGACCATGGTATCAACATCAACGTTTGCTGATGGAATCTTGAAACGGCGCTTTGTGTTTGTTGGTTCAACCAAATACTGAAGTGTTTGAACCTGTCCCTGATGAATATGCACATTTGAGAATGTAAATGTGCCGTTTACCTTTACAGTTGTGTTTGAATTCAGTGTAACGAACTGATAGTTCTTACCATCAATATCAGCACCTAGGAAGCGAGTATACTTGTCAAGAGTGGCAATTGATTGATTACGATCTTCAACTGGGTCAATTGTGATTGTCACCATTGTCTCAGCACCACGGCGTGATGCAGGCACATAGTTTGTCAACTTGGCGTGTGAAAGAATAGAACCGCGTAACTGGGCAGTATCCATAAACATTTCATTACCCACCATGTTTAGATAGTAACCCATATAGTGAGTATTGTATGCTAGAAGATCCAACAGAACCGACATACCAGAACCGTCAAAGTCAAAGTCCTGAAACTCTGACTGACTGCGTAGGAAGTTCTTTAGGTTGTTTCGAATCTCGTTAAAGTCGAGTTCTGATACTCTTAGTGAAGTATTTGCTGCCATCTTATCTTATTCTTTCTAGGAACAAATTGATTACGACTGGTAAGTTATTGTTCAAGACGATAAATGAAATCGTTGTGTTATATCCATTGTTGTCAATATCAAAATTGACACGAATATTGTCTACCTTTACGCGAGGTTCATAGTTGGTAATAACCTCTTCAATTGAGTCTCTGAGAAAATTTGCTGTCAGAGGATTGGCATTTTCAAAGAGCAATTTCTGTGCATTCGATCCAATATATGATCGAAACGGTCTGTCGTAAAAGTTAGTCAAGATCAAGTTACGAATTGATCTTTTAATAGCATCAACGCCTGTTTTCTTCATCACATCACCAGTCGTAGGATGTGCCATGAAGTCAAGGTCCAAGTCTGAAAAGTTTGGTTGTCTGCTAATGTTTGCCATATGTTTATTTATGCTTATGCGACCGCGGTATCGCTGTCTGTGTTAGGATCATTTGGTGTAGGTAGTACAAGACTTGCCGGATCAGATTCACCAGAGTTTAGATGAATCTTGGATGCATCGGCAGCAAATGGATTTGCCTGAATACTTGTTTTACCATCTGATTCAAGCATCATTGAACCATCTGCCTTGATTGCTACATCACCTGCTGCCTTGATACCAACACCTTGTGATGTGGAAGCAATAGCAACACCACCATCACCTTTGATAGCAGCAATACCATGTGCTGAGATAGATGCTGAACCTTCAATCTGTGCAGTCATGTTCTTTGCGTTAATATCCATATTGCCACGAATTTGACCGTTAAAATTCTTGGCGTTTAAATTATAATCGCCGTTTACGGTCACGTTATGATTACCCATCACTGTCATATCAAAGTCATTATCAACGCGCATAGAGGCAGTACCGTGTACAACCATATCGTGTGCGCCATGAACCTCTATACGATTCTCACCAAAGACAAAGGTATACTGACCATTCTGTGAAACGAACTGTACAGCACCGTCAGGCATGAACTGCACCATAGAACCACCACGATGCTGAATAGTAATGCTTTCATTATCCTCAGAATCGTCAAGAGTAATGACATGACCAGAACGAGTGCGTGTGGTCTGATAGTATGGATATTTACCAGCACCCTTCTTGGTTCTGGCATCTTCTGGTCCATCATATTTCTCAGGTGACTTATCTTTTGGATTATTCGTTGATTTGACTGCCATAATTAACCTTTAATGAAATCTCTACCTTGAAATACTTTGGACGCCAGAGCATTTAGTTTCTGTCTTGGTGATGAACCAGGCGCAACTGATTTCTGTGCCATCTGTACTGCTTTCTTGAACTCACCTGGCGGTAGTCTGCTCATCATTTGCCCCATGACCTGTGAAGAACCACGCCACAAATTCTTTTCTGGCATGACACCGGGGAACATATTACCACCAGATAGCATCTTGGTAAATGTCTCTACTGCTTTCTGAGCATCACCAGGCAATATAGATTTTGCTGTGCCCATAACATCAAACTGCATTTCAACCTGTCCAAATGGCGTATCAACCTTGACTGATACTGGTGGCAGCGTATCTGCACCATGATATGATGTATTTGTCATCAAATCCTGTATACAATTGATTAGATCGGTTGTGTCTCTGCACTGTGACAACAATTCAACTGCTTTAGGGAAAAACACTTCTGGATTAATTATAATACCGTTACCAGCATCAGGTGACGCTTCTGGTATCAAATTAATCATTGTATTCAGTGTTTCACCTACACCATCTGGCAATGCTTCAAATAACTTGTCTTTCAACTGAGGTGGCATCAAATTGAACATATTACCCATAGACAGACCAACGCCTGGTAATTTATTCAATACATCTGGAGACATTATATTATTGAATGCCTGCTTTGCTGTATTGATATTCTTTGACTGTGGTATTTTCATACCAGCAATAGGCCATAACGTCGAACTAGATGGTATGCCTTTTACAAGGTCGTGTTTATACTTAGGTCCTGCTTCTTCGGTTGGTTTTGAATTACCTTCACCTTTACCTGCTTTTGCCTTTGAATTGATAGGCAGCACTTCATTAAATGCTTTCTCAATCAATCTATGAGAACGAATGCTCATATTGCCTTTGACAACTTGATTGGTATTCGTGTCTTCTTTTACGACACCGACAATATAACCGTGTGGTGTACCAGCATGACCAGCATTCTTGCGAACCATGACCATTGTGCCTGGTTCTGGTGGGCCAGATGAGGTTGTTGCGCCGCTCTTATCTGCGGTTGCAAGACCACCCATAAGCACCAAATCTTCTAGTTTGAATTCATTACTATACTGTGATGGTATATAAACATAGCACTTACCAGACTGTGTTTTGTCTTCATCACCTTTACCGACAACAATACCGACTACATCACGCTCTTGATTAGGCCAACTCATGCAACACCTCCACCAACTGTAGTTGACACACAATCCATGACTGTGGTGGCATAACCACCTGCTTTGACAATATGTGTCAATGTATGAATTAAATAAGCACCTGAACCGTACAACTTGACACCCTTTAAATCATTTGAATAACGCTCTATCTCAATTACTTTACCAGCATTTAATACTGGGTTCCATGGCACTGTAATACGTAGAGCAATCTTGTCTTGTTCCAATAGACCCATACGTGCTTGACGCTTCAATAAATGGTTCTCAACGTCGATAGGGCAAGACAATTGATCTTCTGCTGTATTGATATTTGTCTGTGCTGTCTTCAGTGTAGCACCAGTTGCACATGCACCAGGTGTGAAATTCAGCGAACTTGACAATGTATTCTTTAGATTTTCAACCACCAAAGCACCAATAAACTGACCATTGGTATCAGTACCATTTAATAAGTCAGATAATAGATCAAAATCGCAGGGGAACGAGTGTGTCAAAATAGAGTGTGGATTTTGGTATCCCCTATCCTCACCGCTTTCTGGATTATAACCAGTTTCAGTAAATCGAAACTTAGCAACTGGAGATTGCTGTGTCATAGTTTGTAGTGATCTGAAATTGTGAGTGCCGTTATTTTCGTAGGTCATGAAGTGTAGAAATGATGGATCCGCAGAACCAGTTAGTGCCACTTCTGCCTGCTGTGCAATGACCTGATAAGGATGAATATTCTCTGCTGTATAGTCTCTGGCAGGACCAGATGCTTCAACGTTTGTGCTACGCGCACCGATACAAGAACCAAGCACATCTTTAACGACCTCAGATGGTGTATCGCACTTATATGCTTTGCTGATTAATTTACGTGCATCTTCTAACTGTGTTTCGTGTAGCGCCTGAATGGTCAGATTTTCGTTGTTATTATTGATTAGGTGTCTGTTTTGTATACGATAGACCACGTTGTCGAATTTCATCACAGAAGGAAAACCGTACTTCTTTAAAATTGGTCGCTCAATTTCTACTGCTGCCAACACACTCTTGAAAGCATCCCAATCCTTGACTGGATTATGTAAATAAGAGTCAACCGAGAATGAGGTCTGCAAACCCGGTGTCATCAGACTTTCCATCATGGTAACTTCACGTACCGAAAATTGATCCATGTACTTGTCAGGTACATTGAATCCTACTTTAATTGTCGCAAGATAATCTGACTGATATTTTTCAACCATTGAATAACTTTCTAATATATGCCTCTTCACCGGTACCGGTCAGTGCCTTGAATTCTTCTACAATCTGTGGATAGAACTCTTTCTTGATGATACGAATATTGCGCTTTTTTTCGTTCTGTTCCAATTCATAGTCATAATAGGTAACAGCAACACCCTTGACTGTTTCTTCTATTGTCTTGCCATTGAAATTGTAAGTTACATAAGAACCAGTGTATTCAAGTGCGCGTGGATCATATGTGTTTGCTGTGGTATAGAAGTCATACGGTGCTGTGACTGCTGTATTTGATGCAACATTGGTACCGTTGACCTCTATATTCATTGTCAAGTAAACATCATCGCTACGGTTATAGCGAATAATCTGCTTTTCATAGTGATGAATTGAATTGATGTTCTGTGTCCATGAAAGCACCTGAGTATCAGTGATTACATTATTGGCAATGCTTAATGCAACCGCTGCTTGTTCTCTATACTTATTTACAACATAGTTTCTGAAAGCTTTTGCGTTAAGTGGCCAATCATATTGTGGATCGTATATTTCATTGGCATATAGAATAACCCAGTGTGCTTCTGGATCACCGTAAATATTCTCTGCCAGTATCTCAGGTGTTTCACCATCGCGTACGGTATAGAAATAATAAGCAGAAATATTATCAAGTATATTGCGAATGAACGCCAGACGGAATGTGATATCGGTCACAACCTGATAATTGCTCAGTCTCTTTCGTTCTGTGTCATAGTAAATACGAGGAAAATACTCAAGATACTTTGACATTGATTAGAATCCTTGCAATACGCGAAGTTTGTGGACCACTTCGACTTCTTTAAAGACAAGACGCAAACGAGTAGCAAGCGGACTACC